AAACTACCTAAGACATGGTTTGAGAAATTTGATGTGGTGATAGGTGATGAGGCTCATCAATTCAAGTCTAAATCATTGGTAAGTATCATGACTAAACTCTATGACACAAAATACAGGTATGGTTTCACAGGTACGCTTGATGGCACACAAACTCATAAGTGGGTACTTGAAGGTTTATTCGGACCCTCTTATAAAATCGTCAATACTAAAGAGTTACAAGAGAAAGGTTATCTAGCAACACTCAATATCAAAGTGCTCCTACTCAAACATGAACCAACAACCTTTGACACTTATGAGGATGAGGTTCAGTTTTTGATTACACATGAGAAAAGAAATAAATTTATAAGAAACCTAGCGTGGGACTTGAAAGGCAACACATTGATACTATACAGTAGGGTTGCCACCCATGGTGAGGTGCTTTACGATATAATAAATAATGATGAACGAAAAATTTTCTTTGTTCACGGTGGAGTAGATGTTGAGGAGAGAGAATCAGTAAGAAGAATTACTGAGGAGGAGAATAATGCAATCATCATTGCATCTTTCGGCACATTCTCGACAGGTATCAACATCAAAAATCTACATAATGTCATCTTCGCTTCTCCTAGTAAGTCTAGGATTAGAACTCTACAATCTATAGGTAGAGTGCTTAGAAAAAGTAAAGATAAGTTGAATGCAACTCTTTATGATATAGCAGATGATTGTAAAAAAGGTTCAAAACAAAACTATACATTGAATCATTTGATTGAACGCATCAAATACTACAACGAGGAAAAGTTCAGTTATGAAATTATTCAGATCAAAATCTGATAACAACAAAGAACCGTATGATGAGTTTGTCGCAACGGTAAAACTTGTTAGTGGAGAAGAAATACTAACAAAAGTTATTGTAGATTACTCATCAGAAGAGGAACAAATAATTATTGATAACCCTGTTGTATGTTCAGAGGTTCGCACCCCTGGTGCGAATGTACCCATGGGGTACAAGTTTGAACCTTGGATGAAAATGACTGAAGAAGATGTATTCATATTGAATCTTGACAAGATTATTACTTTATCTGAGATCAAAGATGATCTAGTAATCAAAACCTATGAGAATATAATTGAAGGTGGATTCAAGCGTACACATCCTGACCTTGATAGAAGCATGGGATATATAAACAGCGTTGCTAAAGCAAGAGAAATTATAGAGAAATTATATAAGGCAAAGGATGCTTCTAAAGAACCTAAAAAAGACTTATAGCTTCCCGTTTGAACAGCGACACTGTTAGTGTAACGGTATTTGCCAACCTTGTCAAGTGATGCTATAATATTCGTATACAAATGAACACATAATGGCACGTAAGAGATCTGAACATTACGTAAATAACAAAGAATTCCTGTATGCTATCGTTGCATACAAACAAGATATCAAGGACGCAGAAGAAGCAGGTCAACCTAAACCTGTAATACCTCGTTACATTGGTGAGTGTTTTCTAAAAATTGCTACACACCTTTCATACAAACCAAACTTTGTAAACTATATGTTCAAGGATGATATGGTATGTGATGGTATAGAAAACTGTGTACAATACATCAACAACTTCAATCCTGAGAAGTCTACTAATCCTTTTGCATACTTTACTCAGATCATACACTATGCTTTCTTACGTAGGATACAGAAAGAAAAGAAACAACTAGAGATAAGACAAAAAATTATAGAGAGATCTGGGTTTGACGAAGTTTTCGTCGCAGACGAAAGTGGTAAGACATCCGAATACAATCAGATCAAGGATGCCATACAGTATAGGAATAATAATAGATGAAGGTTGCTATCATTACAGATCAACACTTTGGATTCAAGAAAGGATCAAAGTTATATCACGACTACTTCCTAAAGTTTTATGAGGAAACTTTCTTTCCAACACTTGAAAGAGAAGGTATCACAACTATTCTCGACCTTGGTGACACTTTTGACAATCGTAAAGGTATTGATTCATATTCATTGGATTGGGCGAAGAAACATTATTTCGATCCTATCCGTGTACGTGGCATTGATGTGGTTAGTATTGTCGGAAATCATACTGCTTTCTACAAAAACACTAACGAACTCAATACTATCGACTTATTATTACGAGAGTATTCTAATATTACCGTGGTTTCTGAATGTCAAGAACTAAAGGTAGGAAACTTAGATATACTTTTCATACCTTGGATTAACATCGAAAACGAGGTTGAGACATATAAAAAGATAAAGGAGAGTAAGTGTAAAGTTGCGATGGGTCACTTGGAACTCAATGGATTCACTGCTACTCAAGGACATCTCATGGAGCATGGTGCAGACTTTGAGATATACAACAAATTCAAACAAGTTTTTAGTGGGCATTTTCACACTCGTAGTAATAATGGTACGATTTACTACTTAGGTAATCCGTACGAAATGTTTTGGAATGATGTAAATGACAAGAGAGGATTTCATATCTATGATACTGAAACATTGAAACTCAAGACAGTCAACAATCCATTCCAATTATACAAGGTAATCAACTATTGTGACACCCCTAGACAACTAACAAATTTTACAGAGTATACTGATAAAATTGTCAAGGTAGTGG